GGTGCATCAGTTCGATGTGGCCGGGGGAAAGGGGGTGCTTTGGGCGACCTCCTCAATAAACACGGGGAGAATCAATCACTACCTCAGCCGATTAACGGCTATCTACACTCCTACTGTTCTTACAAAACTAAAGTGACACAGGTCAGGACCTACTACGACTCGGAGTTATACCTCGAGGCGGAGAAGGCTTCTCGATCTCATTCATACGGTAAGGACAGTGTCCAGGCTCAAGTGGTTCCACTTTTGGAAGCATTTAAGGTCAGGACCATAACAAAGGGAGATGCAGATCAGTACCATCTCGCAAGAAGGTGGCAGAAGGTCATTCATTCGAGGATGCGGAAACAGAATAATTGTAAACTAATTGGACAACCTTGCGACTCGGCTTATTTAAGTCAGATTTTCGAGAACTCCCCACTCTTCAAACATAATGAGGATGGGTTCTTTGTTTCCGGAGACTATGAGTCAGCAACCGATTTGTTGCATCCGCATTTAAGCGTATTCGCCAATGAGGCGATATGCCAGCGTCTCAGGATCCCTCTCGAGGATCAGATCGTTCTTAAGCGTTGTCTTACAGAACATTTATTGAAGTACACAGCTAAGGGTGAATACCACGAACAACAGTGGGGACAACTAATGGGCTCGCCTACTTCCTTTCCTATACTCTGCCTCATCAACTTGGCAGCGACAAAAGTCGCATACGAAGAATTCTTCCGATCTCTCGGTTGGCTTCAACGTAATGAGTACCTTCTCTTATCAGAGTTACCTATGTGCGTGAATGGGGATGATATCCTATTCTGGTGCTATGATGGCGCTCTATATGAGAAATGGAAGGAGGTGACGAAGGCTTGTGGTCTAAAGTTCAGTCTGGGGAAAAATTACACTCATAACAGGGTGGCAATTATTAACTCTCAGATGTACGACTACACTGCATGCGACTCAAAATCACACTCTAAAAAGCGTCGTCCTGTGAACCAATTTAACAAGTTACCGGCTCTCTCCTTTCAACTTTGCAGAACAATGAACTCTCGACTTTTGTCGGGTGGTCAACGAGCTGTTATGGTTGGGGATGATGGAACGGACTTGAGTGATTTCACAGACAAGGACCTGCACATCTGGGCAAGCGCTCATCGTGGGCTGGACTTTCTAGCTATAACTAGGACGAAACTGTGTACGGAAAACAAAAAGGCTTACGATAGGGCTACAACCGCCTTGGATAGGATGAAGATCTTGCGAAGTGCGTGGCAAAACGACACGGAAAAGAAATCCGAACGTTATGCTAACTACACCCAGTTTCGATCTACCATCTCCCAAAGGGGGGAAAAGGGTCTTAGTATGCTAAAAGGCAGCTTAGAACTTGCCAGTTCTGGAATGGAGGTTAATTACAAACAAGTTTTTAACAACATACAGCTACACAAGTTGGCTCGTTTCCGCAGAAGTGGATTAGGAGGTATCGACATGGATACTCCTTACTTCCTTCCACAGCACCTCGGGGGATTAGGTTTGTCTCCCGCCAACGGACACAAGTACACCGCACAAGAATATGTGGAAATCGCAACTTTGGAAGGTTGTGATCGCCAAGGGGTTAAATGGGTTAACAAAAACAGTCCATCCCCACTAAGACCACCTATGATGGTGGCCATAGCGAAAGAACTCTCTGCGCACAAAGACGCGCTTGAAATCAAAGAGATTCGGAAATCGCGCGAGCAAATTGGATTGGCTCGCTTCTTCGGTGAAGATGACTCCTTTTGGGACCAGTCATTTCTGGCTGGTTTCATTTCAAGTGAGAACATGATTGTGGACCAAGAACAAAAGGTCGAAGCGGTAAGAAATCTAGGTAACAACACTAGGAATTTCAAGAACGTCCAGCTAATGCGAGAACTAAAGCGACAACAAAAGACAGGTTGCGCTCTCGGTCTGTGGAAGCTAGAAAAACTTGGGGGTAAGAAGGTTAGGGTGGAAGCAACAGCCGAGTACTCAGAAGGTTACGACATCGACCTCAAGTCGATCGTTTTGACTTATGGGTGCAGAGCTTCGCCGAAATATGAGTAGGGGACAGGGAAACTAATGGGTAAGGG